TTCCTCGACCTTTTTCTGCGATTCCTCAAGATCTTCAATGAGTTTGTTGTATTTCTTCTTTCTTAAAATCTTCACTCTGAACCACCCACTTTCATGAATACAATCCAATGTGTATCTGCTCTTTTGTTCCCGAATATAGGCTTGCTGCTAAAACATTTTAAAACTTCCGATAATTTTATTTGCTGTTCGTTCCATTTAAAAATCAATGTTCCGTATGGTTTCAGAACCCTCATACATTCATCGAATCCTTGTTTTAAATCCTGTGGCCAAGTATCGGATAGCTTTCCGTATTTCTTGGCCAACCAAGATTTTTCACCAACTTTTAACAAATGCGGTGGGTCAAAAACAACCATGGAAAACGTATTGTCATCAAATGGAATGTTCCGAAAATCTGCTACTATATCCGGCTTTATTTTTAATTTACGACCATCACAAAGAGTATCTTCTAACTCTCTGCAATCCATAAAGCATACATTAGGATTTTCTTTATCAAAATAAAACATCTTACTCCCACAGCAAACATCTAATATAGGCTTATTCAATCACTTTCACCCACTTTCAATAAATCCACAAACCTTTAAGTTGCAACCTCGGTTTACCGAGGATTCGTTATTCCTTTCTTTCTTCTAAAATTTCATCCAAGCAGGCATTCCAACCCATCCGACGTATTGATTTACTGAGATCTTCATAACCAGATTTCAACTCCGGTATCTTCTCCGGCAATTTCCGGAGCGGACAAAAACTCGCTCTATCCTCCGAGCTGTCTGATCCGTCATAATAATCATCAGCAAACACGCAATACAATCCACTCGGATCATCATCGGCCAGCTGACAATCTGCGCAACACTCCGGCATATCCATTACCAATACTGCTTTAGCCATCTATCCCACCACCTCTCAACATCTTCAAAAGCTGTTCATCATTCCTTTTGCACATTTTTGCTCTTTCACAAGGTTTTTCGCACTTAAAGTAGTCACCCTTATACTTCTTGTGATCTGCCTTGTCGCAATGCTCACATGGTTTATTCATCTGCTCCACCGCCTTTCACAATCTCGATTGCCTTATTAAACCACTTAACATCAGCGTTCATATTCTCATATAGCATATAAGCCTTAGTTTCTTCCAACTGCTCCACAACCTTGTCCACATCGTAAGCAGTCGGCTGTGCATCAATCTTTTGTGCCAACGCATAGAACATATCCTCACTGTTCCTCTGTGTAAGAAGAATATCCATGAACCATTGTTGGTATAACTCTTTTTTAATTCATCTGCTTCAATCAGTTTCATCGCTTTCCATCTCCTTTTTTCAAATAATCAAAAATCTCATGTCCAATCATTGCTACAACTGACAGAATGCAAAAAAGATTAACTCCAAATTCTGTTAGAATATCTAACCTAATGGCTATAAGTATTAGCAGAAAGAAATTTATGTACGATTGAAAAATCATTCTTCATCACTCCAATCCAACTTGCAACCGCACTTACTACAGTAATTTGGCGCATTGTTGTTATTCATTATCCCTATATCGTGACTGACTTTAATTTTGTTTCCGCATTCACAATGGAATATAGAAAGAGTATCACTAAGGTTATGGTTAAATATAGGTTTCTTCGCCGTCTGCTTAACCGCCGCCGCCCCGCATTCCTCCAGTGTGCCGATTACACGGTACTGTTGTACTTCTTCAAGTGCCTGTATTGCTACTCTAGTAGCTTTCGCAACTCTGCATTCCCCATATTCACAATTAAACGGGCTGTCTGTGCCTTGTGCGCATTCATAACAACTGTCTTTCTTCAATATCTTAATTGCTTCACTCGCTGTCATATTATTCCTCGCTTTCTGCCAGCTTTGCCATTTTCCAATCGCTTATATCGCCACTTCCGCGCGCACTCCAAGATGTTGCTCCGTATCCCCATGCGTACACTATTCCGTTCTCGTATTTTGCAAAATACCTCCGTGTCCACGCATCAGATTCTATGTCTCTCACAAGAATCGGCGTATCGACCGCTACCTTGCTCCAATCAACAGGCGGCTCAACATATTCTGAATTAAGCCATTCGCGGAAATTATATGTACTTCCTTTGCACGAATCTGATTCATAAAAATCGCACTCTTCACATTTAATTTCTTCGCAAATTGCAGGCTTTCCATTTTTTAATCCAAACAGTGCTGTGTTTGCCGCAAGTTCTATAATCTCATTTCCGTATTTTTCTTTATTTGTCATATTAAACCTCCAAATCGCATACAAACTTAATCTCATTCGCCAAACTCTGCGCTATCATCGGTACAGTCAACTGAAACTGCTTGTAATTAGCCAATGTGTCGATGTAGTCAATAAACTTGTCCGTGAACTGCTGTAACTGCTTCACAGACAGCTTAAATTCCTTTTTCAGAATCGTAAGCGTGAGCGCGAAATAGTTAAACAATGACGCGCTGGAAAGTCTGTAGGCTTCACGCTCGATACAGAAACCTTTCTTTGCATACAGGTTCATTAACTGTCTCTGTGGAATTTTTCCGACTTCTTCTTTGATGTCGATTCCGTATTTACTTTTCAGGTAAACAGACAAGTCCTTTCCGGTATTTCCACCGGATGCTGCTTCATCTAAGTAGGATTTCAAAAAATCCTGCAACCGGATGATTCTTGTCTGTCCGAATCCGAATTTGTCATGCAGAATTATGTACCCAATCACGACAAAATCTTTGTATGATTTTGATATAACCTTATCAGCATTTCTCTTTTCAAAATCATTTTGCCCGATAATCCGCATTTCCTGTTTTGTGTAAAATGTCGGCTTTTTCTTCCGTCTCAACGCATTACTCATTTCTTTGATTTCTCCTTTCTGTATGTGATTTCCAACCATGCAAAATGACTCAATACAAGCTGTCTTGCACGTTCTTCAATCTCCATGCCCTTGTATTTGTTTATCAATGATTCTCCGGATTTTACAACTTCATCCCACCAAGAATCAGCGTTGTCCGGTGAATAGTATTTCTGAATGAATTGCCAATAATCCATAAATACTTGCCATTCTTCTGAACCCTTTTCGATTTTTGCACTTGCCATAGCTGCTACCTCTAAAACGGACAATCGCCATTGTATGGTTTGAATCCGTCCCCACGTTCTTTCTTTTTGATTTCCGCAACAACATCATCAAGTGGTTTTTCGATTTCAACAAACTTCATGTGATCTCCATCAAACTCCATTGCTTCACGCATTGTCATTCCCTGTCTGTTCTTCTCGATTTTTACACCCTTGGCTCCCTTGTCATTGTCTGACAGATTCCACAGCATAATTATGTTTGACGCGTCCTGTTCGATTGCTCCAGATTCCCTCAACTCTGCCATGGTAGGTTCTTTTGTGTCTCTGCTTTCAGATGCTCTTGTTATCTGCGAAAGTGCTATTACATGTGTATTTAAGTCTCTTGCAACCGATTTTAAACCTCTTGAAATTGATGCTACTTCTTCATTTCTTCCGGAATATCTGTTATCCGGCATAAGCAATTGCAGATAGTCAACAACGATAACGTCAAAGTTTTGGTGCCTGCATTCTGACTTTATTTCCCTCGGAGATACAGTCCCGGATGCAATCCATAATTGATAATCACTCATTTCTTCATTTGCTTGGTTAAATTTTTCCTGTTCATCGCCAAGAAACGCTTTTGCTCTTCTGATTCTCGTTAAGCCGATTTCCGCAAGTCTTGAAATAAATCGTTCATATACCTGTTTATCGCTCATCTCCAAATTGAAATATGCGACTTTAAGTCCTTTCTTTGCCATATTGCCAATAATCTGCGTTGTGAGTGCGGATTTTCCGACTGCCGGTCTTGCAGCAATTACTGTTACATCACCGCGTTCAAGGTCTCCAAGCGCATCATCAAGTTGCGATAACCCGATTTTTATACCGCCCTCTCCGACACTTTCGTTGAAATATTTGTCTTTATTCTCAACTGAAATCTGCTTAATTGGCTTTAGTTTTACTTCTTTTCCCTCTTGCAAATGTTCAAGCCTTGTAAGAAGATCACTGATTGTATCATCAATGTCACATGGTTTTAAGCTGGATTTCTGATACATGTCACGAACCGTTCTTACTTTGTATTCTTTCGCAACCGCATCGGCATAACTTTTGACCATAGTTGAAGTGATTGTTCCGGTAATACAGGATTTCATCAATTCGCTAATCTGCTCTTGTGCGTATTTGTGGCTTTCAAGTGCCATTGACAAGGACATAGGATCTATACTTTCATTCCGGTCATACATAGCAAGCATTTCTTTGTATGTATCCTGTGCAAATTCCGAACTAAACATTTCCGGTTTCAGTGTTCGCCAGATGTTATTTAGCACATCATTGTCAATCAATACGCACCCGATCACTCCGAACTCTGCTTCTGTCAACTGCAATCACCTCGTTTCTCCGCGATCTGCAACCAATAGTCACAATCATTTTTCAGCCAATCAACATATTTTGGAATGTATCGAAAATCCGTATCGTCTGGATTCTTTTCTTGATAGTCACTCAAATATGCCTCTGTGGCTTTGTATAACAGCCGTGCAATGTCCGGTTGGTTCTCTTCGATAACTTCTAGCACCTTATCCATCCAAGCTGTTTTAGAGGTACTGTACGCTGTTTTCTTGGGGTATATACTAAAAGTCTTTTTCCATGCATCGTCAAAATCAAACAACTCTCCGGAATCGGTCGACAGCGAATTTTCTTTTATATTTTCTTTCTCTTTATCTTCTTCTTTTTCTTCTTCTTTATCTGAAACAGCGACGTCAGACGATTTATCGGGCGATTTTTGCTCAATTAGGTTCTTCTGTTTCTTTCTCCGGTTCTGCTGATATAGCCTGTCACGTTCCTTTTTCTTCTCATAAGCGTCAAGTGTTTGGTGCTTGTTCCAATTCGGAATCGTTATCACGTTGTCAACAACTTCAATCATTCCAAACTCTTCAAAGGTCTTAAGCGCAAGCCTTACCGTGTTCAAATCTCTGCGAAAAATGGTGGCAAGCATTTCATCCGTGAACGGTAATTTGTTGCTCATCATAAACACAC